ACATTATTGGCGGCTATGGAGAGTTGTATTTGCTGGCTGAGCGAGAGGGAGCAAGTCTGGCGGTATCCGAACATGTAAAGTTTATTGAAGATCAGACCGTATTCAAGGGTACAGCTCGCTATGATGGCATGCCTGTGTTTGGCGAGGGATTCGTAATCGTGAACATCGATAATACAGCTCCAACTACTACGGTAACTTTTGCAGCTGATGTGGCTAATGTGGCTAACCCTTAATTTGAGGTGTTAGATTATGGCGAAGGTGATTGTAGGGTTTAAGTGCAAATATACGGGCAGGATATATCACGTTGGTGATATATATGACGGTGACAAGCTGGAAGAGTATCAGGCTAAAGGATACATTGCAATAGAAGGGGAACCGCCACAGCAGACTGTTAAAGCGACCAGCAAGAATGTAAAGCCCAAGAAAAAATAGGGGGCTGATATAAATGGATACAAGCACAATACTATCGATGGTCAAAGCAAGACTGGGCATAACCACAGCGGTACGCGATAACTATTTACTTGCCATTATTGAGGGTGTATTAAAGGAGCTGGAGGACGAGAAAGGGTTGTCTCTAGATGGGGACAACCCTTATCATCTCATGTTTGTTGTAGACTATGCCACCTGGCGGTACCAGAGCAGGGATAGCAATGCCGGCATGCCGCGCCACCTGCAATACAGATTGCACAATCTTTTTATTCATGCCAGCAAGCACAAAGCGAGTGATACATCATGACCTATGATCACGAACTGATTTTAATCAGCCAGCCCTATGTTACTGACGAGATAGGCAATCAAATACCGGGTGATGAGATAGAAACGAGTATTTTGTGTGGGGTAAGGTCGGTAAGCAGGACCGAGTTTTATAATGCTGCGCTTACTGGGCTTAATCCTGAAATCGTTTTTGTGGTGCATGCTTATGAATACAATGGTGGACGAAAAGTAAAATTTAATGGCGAGTTGTACAGAGTGATCCGCACGTACCAGAAAGACTTTGAAGAGATGGAATTGGTTTGCGAGAAGGTGGTTGCAAATGGCTAGAACTGCCAGTCCATATGATATATCCGCTGTCATAGCTGAAGAGTTACAAAAATATTCCGACGAAGTAACAAGCAAGGTCAAACAAGTTGTTGATGATGTTGCTGCAGAACTGGTTGAGAATTTGAAGCGAGACAGTCCAAAAAGGCCCGGAAGTGGAGTTTATGCAAAAAGTTGGACATCCAAAGTGGAATACGAAGACAGCCTGATGAAAAAAGTGCGTGTATACAACAGCAAGCGTTATCAGTTGACACATCTTTTGGAGTACGGTCATGCGAAGAGAGGTGGTGGCAGAGTAGAAGGCATACCGCACATAAAACCGAATGAGGAGAAGGCCATCGAAGAGCTTNAGCGGCGNATAGAGGAGGCGATAAAGAATGACACTGGCTGAACTGTATGCGTTGTTAAAACAGACAGGATATCCTGTGGCTTATCATCATTTTGTAGCAAGCGAAAACAATCCTCCGCCTCCTCCACCGTTCATAGTGTACTGGGTGCCNGATGAAGATAACTATGGCGCCGATACAAGTGAAGCATTGATACGAAGCAGTGTTGTGCATGTTGAACTTTATACGGACAAAAAAGATTTGGTGGCTGAGGCCAAGTTAGAGGCTATACTCGATAGCGCAAAAATTCATTATAGAAAAACGGAAGCATGGATTGACAATCAAAAGCTCTTTCAGGTTGTATATGAATTCGATTTAATCGAAAAACTTAGGAGGTGTTANTTTATGCCTACAGCAGAAGANAAAATTGTTCTGGGGTCAGGTAAGGTATATATTATGGAGTTTACGGGGACAATTCCCGATGATTTGACTATCGAAACAGAAGATAATTTGCTAGGGCTTATCCAGGGCGGCGCAACACTTGAATACAAGCCCACGTATTACGAAGCAAAAGATGATTTAGGGCTGGTAAGCAAAGTTATACTCACAGAGGAAGAAGTGACCTTTAAAAGTGGCGTCATGACGTGGTGCGGCAAGACTCTTGCTAAACTGTGTTCGACTGCCAGAGTGACGGAGGCCAACGGCAAGAGAACGGTTAAAATCGGCGGGCTGAATAACCAAGATGGCAAAAAGTATGTACTCCGCTTTGTGCATGAAGACGATGTGGACGGCGACATACGCATCACAATTGTAGGAAACAATCAAGCGGGCTTTACATTGGCATTTACCACGAATAAAGAAACAGTTATCGACGCCGAATTNAAGGCGTTACCGATGGATAACGAAGGCACGAAGATTATTTATGAGGAAGAAATACCGGAAGAGTAAAGTTAATGGGCGGCTTAATGGCCGCCCTCANCTTTAAGGGAGGGTTCATATGCTGGATTTTANNAAGGTGCANAANCGGGTTNTNAACGTGAAANTNNCAGATGGNAATGTAATACTTGTNCGNATGCCTACTAAGCGAATGTTTGATTTAATTATTGAGATGCAGAACACTTTGTCGGCGCTTGAAATTGCTAACACGGAACAAGTTGATTATGTATATCAGATGGCCGCTGAACTCCTTTCTAATAATCTTCAAGGCAAAAAAATTGAGAAGGAATATGTCGAGAAGCTATTCGATATTGAGGATATAATGATTTTTTTTAATGCATATGTGGACTTTGTAACTGGGCAGACGAGCGACCCAAACTCCAAATCCCCTCAATCCCAGGAGATGAGGGAGACAGAGGGGAACAACGATACCAATGTACAACCTTCTGGGAAAGATTAATCCATGAACATACAGGCCTAAACTATTATCAAATCCTAGAATTGCCGATTGATGAATATTTGCGTTTGCGTAGAGACGCTTATATATACAAATTGATGCAAACAGAAGAAGGGCGAGAATATCTTGAAAAATGCTGGTTACTGCAACAAACCAAGCCCGACAGGAAGACATTGAGGAAGCGATTTGGCCCAGAACGGGGGTGAAAACGTGGCAAAAGGCATACAAGGCATTACTGTGACCATTGGTGGTGATACATCTCCTCTGCAAAAAGCTCTCAAGGATGTCAATAAAACAACCAAGGACCTACAGAGCGAATTAAGAGCCGTAGATAGGGCTTTAAAGTTAGATCCAAACAATGTCACTCTGGTCTCCCAGAAGCAAAAAATTCTGAAAGAAGAGATTGCGGCAACAAAGGAAAAGCTGGACATACTCGAAGAAGCTCAAAAGCAGGTAAACGAGCAATTTAAACGCGGCGAGATAAGTGCAGAGCAATACAGGGCATTCCAGCGGGAACTAGAAGGCACAAAAGCGAAACTGTCCAGCTTAAAGGAAGAGCAAAAATCGGTATCGGTCATTGGCACTGCTTTTGAGAATGTAAAGAACAAGATTGTAGAAGTGGCTTCTAAGCTGGAGCCAGTAATCAATGGGCTAAAAACAGCGGCAAGAGTTTCGGCACAGATTACCGATGCCGGTATAAAAACGGTGGCCAGCGCGGTTAATATAGCGGGAAAGGGCCTGAAGGTTTATACGGGCACCGTAGTAGCGGCTGGAACAGCCCTTACTGGATTGACGGTTAAAGCNGNGGCCGCTGCCGATGATCTGAACACTCTTGCAGCTCAAACTGGGCTGTCAACAGAACAGCTCCAAAAATTTCAGTATGCATCTGATCTTATCGATGTCTCCCTAGAAACCATGACTGGCAGCATGTCTAGGATGATAAGAAACATGGCGAACGCCAGGGACGGTAACAAAAGGCTGCAAGAAGCATTTAGGCAATTGGGCGTTCCCATTACTGACGCCACGGGAAAATTACGGGATAGCGAAGAGGTTTTTAACGATGTGATTGCTGCCTTGGGCAAAGTCGAGAACGAAACCGAACGGGANGCCATTGCAATGCAGATATTTGGCAGGTCTGCAAGAGAATTAAATCCCCTTATTGAAGGCGGTGCTGAGGTCCTTAAACAACTGGGCGATTCGGCGCAGGCGGCAGGACTTATCTTAAGCCAAGAAGCACTCGATCATCTGAATGAATTCAATGATTCGGTAGATATTTTGAAAGCCAATGCTGGGCAGGCTGGGAATGTTCTTGCGGGCGTATTTGCAGGAGGNCTTAAGCAGACAACTGATTTAATTGGTACCATGATTCCCCAGATAACCGGGTCCATTGGACAAATATTCAGTGGAAAGAATATGGCTGCAGCACAGCAAAAGCTTACAAACGATCTGATAAATACGGGCAAACAAATTATTTCTCAAATTGCTGCTCAATTACCTACGTTTTTAAAAGGATTTAATGCAATAATTATAAGCTTAGTAACTGCTATATCAGCAGTATTGCCTGATGCAATAAACACTATTCTACCAACGCTCATTAAAGGATTTACAGACTTAATACATGGTCTTTTACCACAGGTACCGGTACTTCTTCCAGTAATCATAGATGCTGCAATAAAGCTGTTTACAGGATTGTTGGACGGTCTTAATAAGATTGTTCCGCAACTATTAGGCATGTTGCCTGAGCTGATTCAGAAAGTATCAGATACCCTAATACGGAATTTGCCGTTAATAATTAAAGCTGGAATACAGCTGTTAACGAGTTTAATACAAGGTATAACCAACGCTATTCCACAGCTCATAAAGGCTATAATAGCTTTAATTCCTGTTATTACTCAAGCTTTAGTGAATAATCTGCCGGCACTCATTAGAGCAGGAATTGAACTTATAGTTGCACTTGCAAAAGGTTTACCACAGGGCATACCAGCAGTTATACGGGCTTTGCCNGAAATNATTGCNGCNATNATNGANGGNNTNACATCAGTNAANTGGCTTAGTGTTGGCTTGGATATAATCAAAGGCATAGTTAATGGATTGTGGCAGGGAATTAGAAGCATAAACTTCAGAAGGCTTGGCGAAAGTATTTTAGGCGGTATAAAAAATGTACTGGGCATTAGATCGCCATCTACGGTATTCAGGGACATTGTGGGCAAAAACCTTGCCCTGGGTATTGGTGAAGGATTCATTGAGAGCATGAAAGATGTTTCAAGAGAAATGGCTGCAGCCGTTCCGGACGCTTTTGAAGGTCCTACATTAAACATAACACGAATACCTGCAACCGCCCCGGCAGCAGGTGGTTTTTATAACACATCCGGGCAGTTCCCAGTCTCCGGTGGCGACACGATAATCAATGTTTATAATCCGCAGCCGAGTCCGGCAGAGCTGGCAAGGCAAATCAAAAAGAATTTGCAGCAATTGGCATTGGGTTTTTAAGGAGGGAAGGAAATGAGTGAAAGGATAATATATGAGAATGACAAAGGCCAAAGCATTGAAATCGGATATTCCTTCCCTTACTTTCTACAGAGCTTAACCGGCCAAGATGGAGCAAGCGCAAATATAACGAAAGTATCAGGGGCAGGCCAGGATGGCAGCACAATAACAAACGTTGTACTGGCCGACAGGGAATTGCAACTTACAGGGCTTATAACTGGAAAAACAAAAGAAGAAATAGCACGGTATAGGGCTAAACTGCTAAAGGTTTTCAGCCCCAAAACTCAGGGCTGGCTGCAGTATGAATATGGAGACGTCAAGCGGAGAATACGCTGCCAGGTTGAAACAGCCCCGAAATTCTCAAAGGAAAACAAAGCTTTTAATATACAGGCTTTTTTAGTCGATTTAATATGTCCCAACCCCTATTGGCAGGATATTAGCACCGTGAAATCTGAAATAGCAATCTGGCGGAGTGCTTTTGAATTTCCTTTGGAGTTAGTCGAAGAAGGAATAGAAATAGGTTTTAGGGAACCTAGCCTAATCGTGAATGTTTACAATGCTGGCGATGTGGCTTGTGGCATGAAAATCCAGTTTAAAGCTCTTGCGACAGTCGTTAATCCATCCCTCTTTAATGTTAATACGAGAGAATATTTTAGAATAAACAAAACAATGAATGCGGGAGAGATTATCACAGTTACAACACATTTTCAAAACAAGAGAGTCGAACTTAATCAAAACGGCGTGATCTTTAATGCCTTTAACTGGATTGACCCCACTAGCACGTTCATGCAGCTAGAACCAGGCGACAACTTACTACGATATGATGCCGATGAGGGTGTAGATAATCTGGAAGTATCCATTTGGCACACTCCGCAATATTTGGGGGTGTAGACGTGGAACTGTATGTGTTTGATAGAGATTTAAACCTTCTGGGTATTCTAGAAGGTTTTTTTAGTTTGCGCTGGGTTAGGCGATATAGCAAGTGTGGAGAATTTGAACTGCATTGCGGACTAACACCTGCCACGCTCAGTCTTTTGAGGATAGGCAGTGTAGTCTGGAAAAACGACGACCAAGAGGCCGGAATTATTGAATATAGGAATATTTCTTTGAATGCACAGAAAGAAGAG